GGCGTTGGAAGATTATTATGAATACAAAAGCTTTTAATGCACAAAAAAATAGGGGACAGGTTTTCACCTATCCCTTTTAAAGGCATAAAAAAAATGGGTAAGCATTCCTGCTTACCCAATAATATATAAAAAATTCAGTCGGAAGAAGTCAATACCAATGTGTCATTGTTTTCTACCTCAAACTCGTAGGTCGTATTTTTATCTTCCTTAACTGGAGTATATCCTAAAATATCTATGATCTATTGCGCGGTCATAGTTGGATTGATGGCAATACGTTTTTTAGCCCCATTAGAAAGGGCTACATCGAAATATAGTTTACCATCGTCCACAGTTAAGTACATATGGCCTGGGATGATTGGCTGATTGGTTAAATTAGCTTTCGGGCCTGATAATGGTTTAAATAATGTATCTGCCATCAGTTATCCTCACTTAATTAATTAAAATTCCTACCATAAAAGTTTAGCTCTTAACTAGGGATCATTCAAACTGTGTTTACTAGAGCTTTCAATAGAAGCATCTACTCCATAAATAATAGTATGAACGTACAAGAGACCATCTTCAATGGTTTTATATGTTACATTTTTCTTCTTAGTCACTTCGTCCTAAATGACTAGAAGATCTATTGGATTTGACGCGTTGGCTATCTATGAGCTAGAATCTAACTTATAATAGCCTGATAAATTATAGTGTCCGTAGTCTAACTCTGCTACATTAATAAAGTGCGCCTGAGAAGAACCTTTTACGTTCTTAATTGGCACATTTATCATGCTACCTGAGTTGCCACCGTAGAAACTACTCATAGATTAACCTCCTTCAATAGACAAAATCCACAATTACTGTGTCATCTGCCCCCTCGGGGAAGATTAAACTATTTACGCTGACGACTTCGTCCAATTCATATATTCCTGTACTGCCTATTTTAATCTTTACTCCGTTGACCTATACAACAGTTCCAGGAGCCGCTTGAATACCCAGTTTATATGGAATTGGCTTAGTAGTTTCAGGAGTCGCAATATCTATGGCACCGCCTTTAGCGATCAAATCCACCCCCGCGTCAAAAGGACCAAGGACTTGACCAATACGTCCATTAAGAATCATGCTTAATTCTCCTTTCAGTTTACCATCACATATTCTTCATTTTTAGTATTTGCATCTTAACTGACTTTGTCCTAACTGCCACTTGACATTGGGAAAAAATTATTTTATAATAAAACAAAAGAAAGAAGTGAGAAAAGGTATGAAACAAATTGTAGCTAACATTCAAATATTTACACCACATCAGCCAGTATTCGTGTATGAAGATGGGAATAAGATTGCGGCAGCCAGATCTACTGTAGACACCGTTCCAGATACTATTTTAAATTTTCTAGATCAATATCCAGATGTATCTGAAATTATTCTTCATGGACCTAGATCATATACAGCACAAGCTAGACGCCACATTTTACAGGCGGCCGCCGCACGTGAGTTACCACCTATTGTTATCAAAGTATGAGGACAAAAAGAAATAATCTGCTCTGAGAGATTTTCATAATTAATATGAAATTAAAGAAAAAGAAGGCTTGGGCATTTTTTGTTACCTAAGTCTTCTTAGTTTTTAATACAATATAGTAACATGGAGATACAAGGAATCTTAATAAGTTTTCAATAAAGGAGGACTTATAAAATTGGATAAGTTAAAATATATCCGTATCCAAGAAGGCTCCGAACAATATAGTGGCGATATTCCTGTGGGTGTAAACGCATAGGATGTTGACCTTAAAAATGGTGATACTCTTCAAGAAACTCTTGGTAACTACAACAAGGATGATGATGATACCATTAAAGGGCACTTCGATAGCTTGGATACTAAAGCTAAAGTCTTAAGCGGACGAGTGGATACATTTACCTCCCTCCCCGCAGGAAGTACCTCCGCAGATGCTGAAGTGACCGATCTTCGTGTCGGCGCAGATGGCACAGTTTATAAGCAAGCTGGCGAAGCTGTTAGAACTCAGATCAATAATATCCATAAGGATATAAACGATGCAAAAGAGGAAGCTAAGGAAACTCTTAACGATCTCAGAGAGTAGATTGATACTGATCTAAAAGCTGAAATTAATAAAAAAGCGGATAACTTCTTCCTTGATGAATCTACCCATATGCTCTATCTATTGAGCAATGGACAGCGTATTACTAATGGCGTTCCCGTTAGTGTAGATTTGTCAGACTATTATACAAAAGAAGAAATCAATGGCCTCTTATCTGGTTATGTTACTACTGACAACTTCAACACTCTTGTTGATCAAGTAAATGGCCTCGATGCTCTTGGCGATCTCGTTATGGAATTTGACGATGAGACTCATGAGCTATCTTGGTACAAGAACGGAGATGCTACTCCAATCGGTTCAGTAGTTATTACAGGTACAGGCGGCGGTAGCGGCGGAACAGGCATTACCATGAAGATGGTTTATAATGGTGCCTCTTCACAGAATGTATTACTTGGAGATAAGAATACATCAGTTAGCTTCTCTTGGTCTTCTGTTTATACAGATGGCGGCGAGATCACTGGTAATGGTTCTATCCAAGTAAAAGTTAATGGTCTCCACGTTGGTGAAGATACTAACGTAGCACAGGGACTTTATACTTACAACGTAGCTGATTCACTTGGTAGAGGTTCTAACCAAGTACAAGTTATCTTAACTGATAACGCAGGTAACGTTCGTAATTTAAGATGGTCTATCACAGTCGTTTCTCTTGAATTGACTTCAACATTCAATTCATATCAGGCTTTTTACTCACCTAACCCTATTACTTTTACATATACGGCTTCAACGGGTGGTAGTATTGAGAAGACAGTACACTTTGATCTTGATGGTCAGGTTGACTGGAGTACAGTAACAAATACTTCTTCTGGTGGTATTTCTACTCTTGTTATTCCTGCTTCTGCATTGAGTCATGGTACTCATTCATTAAAAGTCTATATGACTGCTAAGATGGCAGATGGTACTAACCTGACTAGTAATATTCTATATTACGAAATGGCATATATTGTCAATGGGTATGGCGCTCCAGTTGTTGTTTCTAATTTTAGCCAGACAGAAGCCTACCAGTTTGATAATATCAGTATTCCTTATATGATTTGGGATCCAAATTACATCCCAGGAACATCTACTTCTACATCATATAATAGACACTGTCGCCTAGCTGTATTTAATCCAAATCTCAATGACGGACAAGGTGGTTGGGATCGGACTCTTGCAAAAGAAATCAATCCTGATAGATCTGTTCAATATTGGACTTTGAGATTAAAAGAAACAGGTGCATTTAGACTTCGTATTTATGCAAATGATAATGTTTATAAAGAGTTTAATTTACAGATTAATTCTCTTAATTTAAACATTGAAAATATTGAAAACTCTCTTGAGGCTGAATTTACTGCAACAGGTAGAAGTAACTCCGAAGCGAATTATTCAACTTGGCAGTCTATTACTACTGAAGGCGGTACTATTACAGCTCAATTCCCAGAGGACTTCGACTGGATTAATGGTGGTTGGCAAACAGATGAAAATGGTGCCACCGTCATGAGAATTAAAGCTAGCGATAATAAAGTAACGATTCCGCTCAAGCTTTTCCAGAATGATTTTAAGGGAACAGGTAAATCTATCAAGATCATTTTCAGATGCAGAAACTCTATTAATTATGAGTCTCAGATTCTTTCTTGTTATAGTGGAAACATTGGTTTACGTCTATACGCAAACAACGCAATCTTCAATTCACTTGGTAAGGAATTACAGGTGCCTTACAAGGAAGACTCTTATCTGGAAATGGATATCGTTGTTTATCCTTCAAGCGGCAATCCAAATAGCTTGATCATGTATTACATTAACTCTATTCCGAGTGCTGTAACAACATATGAGCCTGGTTCTGATAGATTTAGCCAGACAACTCCTGTAGATATCTCTCTTGGCTCTAGTGAATGTGATGTTGATATTTATTTAATTAAGACTTACAACAGAGCATTGAATCAGTGGGAAATTCTGAACAACTTCATTACTGATGCTCCTTCCGCTGACGAAATGATTACTAGATATCAAAGAAATGATATTTTTGATGAGCCTATTTATGAACCTACTCACAAAGTAGATCTTACTAAACTGAAGACTAAGTATATGATCATCGAAAGCGATGAAAGTCAATATCCTTTCTACTTCCCTACAACAAAGTTGAAGGATATTAAAAATCCACCTACGAAGGTTAATATTACTTATGTCGATCCAGACAATAGCGCAAGAAACTTCACAAGTAAGAATGTAGGTCTTGGTATTCAGGGTACATCTTCTGTAGGTTATGCAAGCGCAGCAATGAACCTCAATATCTCCTTTAATGTTGATGGATTCAATTATTCAGAAAGTGGTACAAAAGCAGATACATTTGCAATGAGATCTAACAGTATTCCTGTTAATTTCTTCTGCTTAAAAGCAGATGTAGCTTCTTCTGAAAGTGCTAATAACGTATTACTGACAGATGAATATAATCTATATGATCCTTATACTTCTGATCCACAGCTGGACGAGTTACTTGATATGGCGGCGGCCGCAGGTTATACGCCTACACATGATCGCAAAACAGATCGTGATGGACTCGTTACAGAATTGAAGAATCAAGGCTTTAAGAATAAGATTCGTGGTACTATTGAAGGCCAGCCTATCATTGTATTTCATAGAGATACCTCTGGTGTAAAGAATGATGGTGAGCTTGCTTTTTATGGCAAGTTTAATATGAACAATGATAAGACTAACTACGATGTATTTGGATAGGATAGAAGTAAATATCCTCACCAGTGCTGCTTAGAGTTCTTGACAAACGAATCTCCGCTATGCTCATTTAAGAGTGATGACTTCTATACTGAAGTCGGTGGCCAAGCTAATTGGGAAACAGGTTTTGAATTCAGATTCCCAAAGAAGGGTTATACTGATGAAGACATTGAGAATCTGCATAAAGTTGTATCTTGGGTTGTGTCTACAGACACAGAACAAGCAACTAATGCTCCTCTTGCCACTCCAGTAACCTATGGCGGCACAACTTATAGTTATGACAATGCTGATTATAGATTGGCAAAGTTTAAGTATGAGTTTGAAGATCACTTCATCCTTGACTCTGCGATTTGGCTATATCTCTTCACAGAACGTCATGAAATGGTTGATAACAGAGCAAAGAACGTATTCATGTCAACTGAGGATGGTATCCATTGGCACTTCAAGAACGACTACGATAACGATACTGCTCTTGGTATTGATAACATTGGTCGTCTTGTAAATCCTTACGGTCTTGAGTACCGTGATGGCTCTGGTTCTTATGGTGGTGAAAGTTCAGTTCTTTGGATCAACTTAGCACGGTGTTTCCCAGATGAAATTCAGGCAATGGCTGTTGCTAAGGAAGCTGAAGGCGCTTTTGCTTACGAAAGAATCAGAGATAAGTTTAATACATATCAAGATTCATGGCCTGAAGCAATTTGGGTTCTTGATATGTTCCAGAAATATATTAGACCTTATACAACAGGTAATGATAGTACATACCTTTCAATGATGCTCGGTAGTAAGGAATTCCAGAGAGATTGGTTCTTATATTATCAGAGTAAGTATATGAGTTCTAAGTATATTGGCCCTACTGCTACAACTGATGATGAAATCCAGATGCGTATTACCGTACCTGGCGCAGACGCAGGATCAAGTATCGGTATCGTGCCTCCGAACCAGACTTTAACTATTACTCCATACTCTGATATGTATGTACTAGTTAAATATGGTAATGGTGCATGGCAGCAAAAGAAGGCTAAAAAAGGTGAACCCGTTGTAATTAACCCGGCAAGCTTTACAGAGACAGGCTCTGGTGGTGCTGAAACATATATTGGTAATGCTTCACTACTTACTGATATTGGCGATCTTTCACCTCTGTATCTCAGTATGTTGGATATTTCAAAAGCTAAGAAGTTACAGGTTATCAAAGTTGGTAATACAAAGCCTGGATATAAGAATGGCTCATGGCCAGCAAACTCAAATATCGACTTTAACTCTACTTTGATTAAGACCATTATTTTAACTGGCTTAACTAACTTAAATGCTCAGATTAATATTGCAAACTGCACCAACATTGAAGATTTCGAAGCTGAAAACACTTCAATTCCTTCTGTTAGACTGGCGCAGAACAGTAATATTAGGACATTAAAGTTGCCTGCGACAATCACCTCTCTTGCTTTACAATATTTAAACCACTTAACTACTTTAAGCTTACAAGGTGAAGATAATCTTTCTTCTCTAATTGCGGAAGTTCTACCAGATGCTGTTGATGCTTTGATTCCAGATATCGTTCAAAAGGCAACTAACCTTCAGTCAGTCCGCTTGATTGATATTTACTGGAATTTGAAAGATAAAGGTAATACTGGTACTGAAATTCTTCAGCTATTGGAAAAGACTGCGGGACTTGATTCTTCTGGTAACATTGCAAGCTCTAAATCTGCACCGAACAGATACGTGACTGGCAGCTTTATTGTTGGTACTATCAATGATGAAGATTTGAGTGCGGCAAGAAGAAAATTCCCGAACTTGAGTATTCTTTATGATACTCAGATGTTTACTTTAACATTCCAGAACTGGGATGGTACTATTCTTGGTACTCAGACTGTTACTCGCGGCGGAGATGGGCATGATCCTATTACCGCAGGTGAAATTCAGACTCCTACCAAAGAAAGTGACGCTCAGTTTAACTATAAATATAGTTCTTGGGATAAGAGCTATATGGGAGTTACGGAAAATAGAACTCTGACAGCTCTTTATAATAATGCTCTAAGACACTACAACGTATTCTTCTACAAGAACACTTACGAACAGATGCTCGCTAATCCAAAAGGCTATACACCTTATTACAGTGTGACTGGTAATGAAGAAGGAACTGATTCAACCGCAGTTGCTTATGGCAGCGACATTGATATGAGTAAGGTTTCTGATCCATTAGCTGGTCAATCTGGTACTTGGCTACGCGGCGGTTGGACTATAGTGCAGAAACCAGGATGGAGAAAAGACAATACTTCTAATCTTCCTGATGATTTCAAGGATCTAGATACTATTGAGTCTACTTCTGTTTCTGATGTAGAAGGTACAACATTCTGCTTCGCAGTAGCTGACAAGGTTTAGCTTCCTAGTGTAGCAACTGAATTCCAGAGCTGCACATGGGGCGAAATCAAGGCAGTATTAAACGCCGCAAAAGCAAAGAAATTAAAGCTTAATGACTGGTGGGAGTTAGGTCAATACAAGACTATCAAACTTAATAATGGTCAGTCCGTCAATATTGTTATTGTGGATATGGACGTTAATAATGGTAAGATTGTAATGTTCCCTAATATGACTTCACTTGAAGCCCGCCAGATGAACGCAACAAAGAAAGCTTCTTATTACTATAGTATTGATGGTGTTGATGCAACAGAACAGGTATTTAGCTACACCTATACTGGATCTAATACATCAATTCAACTGAAACCGTCATATGACGAGGGCGGCGGCCGCACTGGTAGACCACTACTGGTCAAGATTACAAATGGTAGTAAAGTATATAACTTTGCAAGTAGTACATTCCCTACAGGATTAACTGTTACTGGTACGCATACTTATAACGCCGCAGGATTTACCGAACTTGGTGATGACTGTGTAATTACTATCCCTGTTGCAAAGGGCGATACGATTCAAGTTCAAACATTCTTGAATGGTAATAGCTGGAATAATGGTGGCTGGTATTATAGCGATTTAAGGAAGTACGCAAATGAGAAATACTTCTATCTACTTCCTGGTCTTGTGCAGGCATTGATCGTATCTGAAGCTAGAAAGAACACAATTGGTAACTACGTGAGCCAGGTTAGTTACACTTATAACGGCGCTCCCGCAGGTTCAATTAATGTTGAAGCATTAGATACTTTTGATCCTAGCCTATTAAAGAAGACTGAGACGTTAGCAAATAGTAAAGAAATCTATATCACATCATATGATAAGGTTTACTTATTAAATGATGCAGAGATTAGTGCTCTCGCAGCGAATGCCGCAAACTTCCCAGTGTACGCTAAAGAAGGTAATACTCTCAAAGTCTTCATTGATAATGATAGTAGAATTCGCAGACGTCCTGCTGAAGCCTTTAATCCAGATAACCAATTCTATTGGCTATCAACTACTTATGTAGATTACAACAATGGCTTTGGTGCTGTAGATAAGGATGGTAAGTGGAATCAAGGGTATCCTGCATATTCTTACTTCCCTTGCGCTTTTGCCTTTACTTTTGGGGCAGATTAATGAATTATCGTTAGGAGAGTATAGAAATATACTCTCCTATTTTTTTTACAAAGGAGACATCATGTTTTATAAAGTAGTATATGAAGGCACAGTCGTTGATGTGTTAAATGATCCTCGTTTTGTGAAGCGCAATAAGTATAATTTAAAAGTCCTTTGTCCTAAAGATGAAGCAACTATGGTGCTTTCTTCAGACGCAGAGGTTACTTATACATTAAATGACCATGCTTTACTAGGTATCCCAGAAAGTGAATATAAAGAATTAAAAGATAGATTGTTCAAATCTGGACCTATTGAGCCAGAAAAGGTCCAAGGCTACAATAATACTGACACAGAACAATTATTTAAGTATTCTACTAGTCAGGCTGCTCTTGTAGCAGATCTTCAAAATAGAATTGCAATTCTAACAGAATCTAATAGAAATTTGACCCAAGCCAATTCTGAATTAACGGAAAAGCTTCAAGAACAAACTGAAACTAATAATAATTTAGAGAATTGCTTGCTTGAATTAAGCGAGATTGTTTACGCATAAGGAGAGAAGATATGGCTGAATTATGGGCAAAGAAAATCATCAAAGGTGAACGCACTTTTACAGAGGTGCCGCGTCTTTTAAAAGCTGAAGTGAAAAAAATCCTTGTAAAGCAAGGATATGATTATTTAGCTAAATAAACAAAAAAATGGGAGACTCGATGTTATGTTTCAACATCGAGTCTCCCTTTTTTTTGTTGTAATAGGCGACTGCTGCCTTAGCAAGTCCAACTTTCTTTTTAAGATTGTTTTTAAGAATAAACCACTTCGAATTAGAATGTTTAAACCAACCAAAATATGAAATACATTTATAGGCTAGTTCTTGTTTCATTCTTGGATGCGGATAAGTTTCGCTATATACTTCAGCTCTCTTATAAGTCCGACGACCTTTTAAGAAGATATTACTACGGATTTTTGTATGAGTTCTATACATGACAAATCCCATCATATCTATAGGTTTTCCATGCCGTTTACCACTCTAATCAATCCAATCTGTAGGAAATACTTCCCAGTTTGGCTTAACAGTTAGTTGAAGCTATTGCTTGAAAAATTCTACCATTGCTTCCATTGCATATACTACCTATTCTTTTGAACGACCTAAAATCAAAAAATCATCCATATAAAACAAAGCGTGTGTATGAAAATGATACAAACTAGATTGGAGATAATCATATGCAAAGGAAATATAATAATTACATAAATATTGACTCAAATATGAGCCAATGGATAACCCCTGTTCGAAAGTATCCATTAAAGTAAAGATGAGATAAAGCAAATCTGGGTTATCAATATCTTTTTTAAGTCTTGCTTTTAAAAGATCCCGGTTAATTGATGGATAACATTTTTTAATATCGCCCTTAGCCGCATAGCTATTATACTCACGCGGTTCTTCTCTTAACCATTTCTAAATCTGCTTCTTACCAAACTATTGTCCTTTAGTAGGAATAGAGGCGCATTGATAGCAGCCAATGCGCTTATCCCACACCTATAATGCCGATTTAACAGCTAAATAATCATATATTTGCTGTTTAATGCTCTAAACTCCAATAATTCTTGTCTTTTTAGAGTTTGGATCATATTTCTTTTTATAATGAATAGGTGGTAAGGTGATAGATCTGGTTTTGATCTACCAACCCAATTCCCACGCTATCAGACGTAGCACTGGCTCGAATATTTTCTTATCCTACTTTATCTTTGCCCTGACTTCGCGTTCTGTCCACCACTCAGGTAGATACTCAAGCAAAAACTCTACGACATCTCTTCTTTCCCATTTGTCGCAGAAGCAAC